GCTGGCGCATCGACTGTTACTGTAGCTGTAGCTACAAACGGTGTTTTGTCTAGCGCTGCTGTGGACACTGCCGGTTCATTTGGTGACCTGACTATTGCTTCTGGTGCAACCGGTTTAGCCCGTTTTACCATCATGTTCTCAAGTGCAACAGCATACGCGTTCACACGTACAGCTTAATATTTATCGGGGGTTCGCCCCCGGTTTTTAAACTAACGCACTGGAGATAAACATGGCAGATGCAGTAACCTCGCAAACGATCCTTGACGGTGAGCGCCTGTTCATCGCCAAGTTTACTAACATTTCTGACGGCACTGGTGAAACTGCTGTTTTGAAAATTGACGTTTCTACGCTGAACCCTAACTCATTTGGTCTAGCGTGTAATGGTGTCAAGCTCAACAAAATTTACGGAACCACTCACGGTATGGAAGTCCGTATCCTTTGGGACGCGACTACAGACCAATTCGCATGGCAGATTCCGCAAAACTCAAACTATTTGATGGATCTCTCGTCTTTTGGCGGTATTCCTAACAACGCCGGTGCAGGTAAAACCGGTGACGTGTTATTCACCACGGCAGACGCCAGCGCGGGTGACATGTATTCTATCGTGCTTGAATGCCTAAAAACCTACGCAGACGCTTAAGGAGCAAACCATGACAGTCGGAAAAGTAAAAGATTTCAATTTCTCTTCAGGCGGTATGGCCAAAGGCTATGCTAAAGGCGGCAAGGTTTCTGAAGCTCCACGCATGATGCGTAAAGAAGTCGTGATGCGTGAAACCGTCAAAGCTCCGTCAGCTCCGCAGGGAATGATCAAGAACCGTGGTGCACTGGGCGTTATGAATAACAAAAACCCCGGCGAAACTCGTATGAACACCGCGCCCAATCTGCCCGGTGAGAAAATGATGAGTAAAGGCGGTAAGATGATGAGCAAGGGCGGCAAAATGGGTAAGAGTAATTGCTAATTCCCTTTGCTTTTTAGCAGGGTTGAATTATAATTTTGTCAATATAGGGCGTGCTAGGACAGCTGCCATCTGACTACAACACGGGGTTAGCATGGCATATTCAGGCACGGTGAGTACAACGACGTTTAACGCGCTGAAGGTGGTAGACCACGCCTTCAGGCGTTGCCGTCTGCCCGCTCAGGCTATCACAGCCGAGATGCAAACGTACGCGCTCGAGTCTCTTTATTTGTTTTTGTCAGAGCTGGCTAGCATCAAAACACCTAGTTGGTGTATTGAGAAAATGGTTCTGCCGATGTATCAGAACCAGCCTATCGTCACGCTGCCCAACGGCACGGTAGAAGTCCTCAATCTGAACTACCGCACACTTCAACCGGTCACGGGCGCGAATACGACAGCGGGTAACTTGTATCAAGTCAACTTCACTACTCAGACCGTAGTTGATACGGTCGGTATTGAGTGGTCGGGCGCATCTACGCCGGTTAATTTTCAAGTGAGCACAAACGGCTCAGTCTGGGTAACAGTAGGTTCTTCTAGCGTCGTAGCTGTTGCCGGTGAGATCACGTGGACTGACATCTCTGGCGCTCTGCCCTATCAATACTTCCGTATTTATACGCAAGACCCTAACGCAACTTTGAACTATGCCGTGGTAAGCCTAGGTAACATGCCTCAAGAGATTCCGCTCGGGCAGTTGAACCGCGACAGCTACGTCAACCAGAGCAACAAAGTGTTTCCTGGTCGTCCTAGCAATTACTATTTTCAGCGTGACCTGCCTGAACCGGTAGTATACCTGTGGCCAGCGCCGTTCATCGCTGCTGAACAAGCTCAGTTAGTCCTCTGGCGGCATCGTCAGATCATGGACACAGCAAACCTACAGCAAGACGTAGAAGTGCCTCAGAGGTGGCTTAACGCTATTATTGACGGCTTGTCAGCTGAGGTTGCCGCTGAGACTCCGCAGGTTGACCCGCAAATTATGGCAGTGCTCGAGCAGAAAGCCGCTATGAGCCTGCAACGTGCGTGGGACGGTGACAATGACGGCTCACCTATTCAAATTAACCCCGGCATCGGAGTCTACACTAAATGAGCGTATTTCTTGACCCGAGCGGCCAACCGACTTATGGTATTGCCATTTGCGGTCGTTGCTCGCGTAAGATGTTGCTCTCTGAGTTAGCCCCTGACCCAAATTACCCCGGCTTGATGGTTTGTGAAGAAGACCGCGACGAGTACGACCCGTACCGTCTCGCGCCTCGTCGTCCTGACCAAATTGTCCTTCCGTTCAATCGCCCGGACACACCGATTAACACTCACCCTGCTGGCGTAATTCAAGAAGCCGGTGATGAGTTCTTCATCACTGAAGACGGTGACGGCTACCTGGAGTTCTAAATGTCTGACGTCCCAAGTAATCTAATACCCACGCGAATCACGCAGCTGCCCGTAGCACCGGTGGCTAGTGAAAACAGTTTGATGATGATTGTCTATCAAGGCAATAATTATCAAATCCGCGTGGGCGACTTGTTGAGCGTAGCGGGTGTGCCTACTAGCACGCAAGTGATCGCCGGTACGGGTATGACCGGGGGCGGTCAGCTGACGGGTAACGTAACCCTGAGCGTTGCCCCTAAAGGTATCAACAGCACTCTGATCAATGATACAGGGGTTACTGCTGGTGTTTACGGTAACGCTACAAACATTCCGGTGTTTACCGTTGACAGCACCGGGCGCGTGACCGCAGCTACCACTGTCCCGGCTACCGGTGGTAGCGGTAGTTTTGTTCCTACTACAACGCAAGTTATAGCGGGTAACGGCTTGACTGGCGGCGGGGCTTTGAGCGGTAACGTCACGCTGACGGCTAACTTCAGCTCTGCTTTACCACAGGCGGGTTTTCAAACCGGTTCAGCCGGGGTAGCAAATACGCTGTCTCGCGGCGATCACAAACACCCCGCAGTTGACCTGTCAGCTGATGATCAAGTAGACAATATTCTCGGTTTGAACAACGGCGGTACGGCTCGCAGTTTAGTCATGCAGCCGGGGGCGGTTATTTGGTCCGGTGCTGACGGCTTGTACGTTGGTCCCGCCGGTGCTGCCGGGCAAGTGTTGCTTTCAGGTGGCACTAGTCAATATACTTGGTCCAATCAAAGTGGACTCAACGTAGGTCAGGCTAACAACATCAACGGTGGTGTAGCTAATCAGGTGCTTTACCAAACTGCTGCGGGAACCACCGGGTTTGTACCCGCTCCTACGAGCGCTAACACGATTTTATACTGGAACGGTACTAACCTCGTATGGGGTTCAGTACCCGGCACAGGTACAGTCACCTCAGTCGGATTGGCGTTACCCGTTGATTTTGCTGTTTCAAACTCACCCGTAACGTCTAGCGGCACATTGACCGCCGCGTGGTTGGCTCAACCGGCTAATCGGGTTTTATCAGGACCAACTAGCGGTGTTGACGCTACTCCGACTTTCCGCTCTCTGACTAACCAAGACATCCCTTCGGCGTTGTCTGGTAAAACAATCACTGGTAGCACAATCAACAGCACAACTATCGGCGCTACCACCCCTTCTAGCGGGGTGTTTACGACAGTTGATGCGACTGACGTGACCGCGTCTTTAGTTGATGCGACTAACCTTGAGGTTATGAACCTGAAGGCCAAAGACGGCACAGCTGCGGGTTCTATTGCTGACATAACCGGTGTTGTAACTCTGAACTCAGCGGTGCTAACCACGGCTGATATTAACGGAGGTACAGTAGACGGCGCGGTTATCGGTGGCTCTAGTGCGGCGGCTATCACCGGCACAACTATCACGGCTACTACGCAATTTAATGGTCCGGGTACGGGTTTGACCGGAACGGCTACAAGTTTGTCTATCGGCGGTAACGCAGCTACGGCTACTACGGCTACAACCGCAACTACGGCTACAACCGCTACCACGGCCACCACCGCGACTAACATCGCTGGGGGCGCTGCGGGTTCAATACCTTACCAGACCGGCTCAGGCGCGACCTCATTGCTTGCCGCTGGTACGGGTGTTTTAGTTGCCGGTTCAACTCCTAGCTACAGCACGACACCGACTCTCACCGGTACAAATTTCAGCGCTATACCTAACGCGGCGTTGACAAACAGTTCGGTGACTCTAGGCACCACCGCTGTGTCATTAGGCGCTACGTCTCTGACATTGGGCGGGTTGACTTCAGTCGCGGTTACACAAGACCCCGTTAGTAATTTTCAAGTAGCTACAAAACAGTACGTAGACGGTTTAGTTACGCAAGGTATCTCGTATCATGAGCCTGTTTTCGTTGAATCACCAAACACCACCGGCAATCTGAACGCTACGTACAATAACGGTACAGCCGGTGTGGGTGCTACTCTGACGAACGCCGGTACTCAAGTCGCGCTGACGGTTGACGGTATATTGATGACTGTTGGTAAGCGGGTGCTAGTTTATAACCAAACAGCTCAAGCAGAAAACGGTGTCTACACAGTGACCACGGTAGGTGACGGCTCAACTAATTGGGTGCTCACCCGAGCTACAGACGCAAACACTTACGGTCTACGCGACCCTAACGCGCTCGGTTATAATGATGCGTTCTTTGTCACCAACGGTAATACCGGCGCGGGTGAGACTTACGTCTGCACAACTTCAGGTGTTATCACTTTTGGTACAACGGCTATTACGTTTGCTCAGATCAGTTCTGCGCAAGTTTACACCGGTGGCACGGGTATAACTGTAGCTGGAACAGTAATTAGCCTTAGCAACACAGCTGTAACGGCAGGTGCTTATGGCTCGGCTACGCAAGTTGGCACGTTCTCAGTCAACGCCCAAGGTCAGCTGACGCTAGCAGGTAACACCACAGTGACCCCAGCGGTTGGTTCTATTACGGGACTCGGAACCGGAGTGGCTACTGCGCTAGCGGTGAACGTAGGTTCAGCGGGTGCTCCCGTCGTAAACGGTGGCGCTCTCGGAACCCCTAGCTCCGGTACGTTGACAAACGCAACCGGTCTGCCTTTGACCACCGGCGTGACTGGCACGCTTCCTATCGCAAACGGCGGTACAAACTCAACAGCCGCACCTACGGCGGGCGGGGCAATATACGGCACAGGAACGGCTTACGCTGTAACTGCTGCGGGTACAGCCGGGCAAGTTTTGATTTCTGCGGGAGCAAGCGCCCCGGTTTGGGGTAATCTTGACGGAGGCACATTCTGATGATTGAAGACTTGATCGAACGCCTATTCCACGCACGAAACGCGGCTCATATCGCGCACTGGAAAACGAAATCATACGCTGAGCATAAAGCCCTCGGGCATTATTACGAAGACGTGATTGAGCAACTTGACAGTTTGATTGAAGCCTATCAAGGCACTTTTGGCATCATCGGCAGCGTTGAAGACCAAGAGAAAAGCGTTGCAAAACTCATTCATGATGATATAATTTGGCTGAATGAAAACCGAAGCAAGGTCGCTAAGGGTGTTCCAGCTTTAGAGAACATTGTAGATGAACTCACCGGGCTACACATGAAGACCCTTTACAAACTTGAAAACTTGAGGTAACAAACATGGCACAAACGGGTTATACTCCGATTCAGCTTTACCGTTCAACAACGGGCGGCGCAGTACCGGTTACGGGTAATTTGAACCCCGGCGAACTTGCGATCAACATCGCCAACACAGATATGGCGCTGTTTGCTGAGAACGCCTCAGGTACAGTGACGCGCCTTATAAACAACCCCGCCGGTTTGAAGTACCCGACCGCTGACGGCGCTGGTGGTCAGGCGGTTGTTACCGACGGAGCCGGGAACCTTTCATTTGGTTCCGCTGGCGTTTCAACAGGCAAAGCTATCGCCATGGCGATGATTTTCGGATTCTAAGGAGCTATAAATGGCAAACCCCAATATTGTAAACGTAACGTCGATCTACGGCAATACGTCTTACCTCATCCCGAGCACGACTAGCGTCACAACTTGGACGGCGTTGACTCCGGCTGTCGGCACGGTCAACAAAATTGACAACATTGTTGCGGCTAACGTAACCGCTTCTGCCGTTGCTGTGACCGTTTCTATCAACAGCGCAATTAGCGGCGGCGGTACAGCTTACCGTATTGCTTACCAGATCAGCGTACCTGCAAATGCTTCATTGATCATTGTTGACAAGACCACTGCGTTTTATGTTGGCGAAGCCCAATCAATCGTGGTAACTGTTGCAACTAGTAACGCTATTGAACTTACAGCCAGCTACGAAGCAATTACTTAAATAGGAGCGACATATGTCAATGCGCTATCAAGCGGCCATATTGACCGCTTCCTATTTTCCGTTGAAGACTCCGAGCGCACCTACTATTGGTACGGCTACTGTAGCAACCGGTACTTCTGTTTCTGTGACGTTTACCGCGCCTACCGATATCGGCGGCGGCGCTATTTCAAGTTACACAGTAGTTTCTTCTCCTGGTAACATAATTGCTAGCGGCTCATCTTCACCTATAACTGTGACCGGTCTGACTACCGGTACAGCTTATTCTTTTCAAGTTTTTGCTAACAACGCTTACGGTAATAGCCCTGCTAGCGCATCAAGCAATGTGGTTACACCTGCGGTTATTGGCCAGCAAACATTTACGTCATCTGATACTTGGACCGCGCCTGCAGGAGTTACCTCGGTGTCTGTTTTAGCGATTGGCGGCGGTGGTGGTGCATTATATGCAAACGCTGATCAAAACAATCCTGGGTCTGGTGGTGGCGGTCTTGGGTATATCAATAATTATACTGTTGTACCCGGTAATACGTATACTGTTGTTGTTGGCGCGGGTGGTGCTCAAAATCAAAACGGCTCAGCTTCTTATTTTATTTCTACTTCTGTTGTCCGGGGTGGTGGTGGAACATTAGGTACAACTCCTTCTGGATCAGACCCTGCACCGGGCGGCGCTGGCGGTACATACACCGGAACTGGCGGCGGTAATGGCGGTAACGGCGGCGCAAGCGGAGGTAATCAACCTGGTGGCGGTGGCGGAGCTGGCGGCTACGGCGGTAATGGTGGTGTAGGCGGATCTGGTGGCGGTGGCGGTGGAAGCGGTGGAACAGGTAGTAACGGCGGTGGCGGTGGTGGGTTTGGTGGTCCTGGCGGAGCTTCTGGTGCATCAGGCGGTGGCGGTGTTGGAATACTGGGCCAAGGAACAAATGGAGCAGCCGGCACAAGCAGCACATTTGTCGGCGGTGGCGGTTCTGGTGGAACTAATGGACAAAGCGGCAGCAATAATTATCATAATTCCGGAGGCGGTGTTTATGGGGGCGGCGCTGGAGGATATTTATATTTTTCCGGCGGCGGTCCAATAACAACAGCCGGTGGTAATGGTGTAGTCCGTATCATTTGGCCAGGAACAACTCGTCAATTCCCATCGACGAATACAGGGGATTTGTAATGCCTAATTTTAACGGTCTATGGACCTCCAGACAACAAATGCAAGCCCGTGGGGGTAACACTTGGCCATCTGTGCCCGGTGCTCCTACGAGCCCTGTTGCTACGGCGGGTAACCAGTCTGCATCTGTTGCCTTTGTTGCTCCTGCTGATACAGGCTTTCCTGCCAATGCAATCACCGGCTACCGCGTGACTTCTACTCCCGGCGGCTTTACCGGCACGGGTTTGACTTCACCCGTGACTGTCACAGGCTTGACCAACGGCACGGCTTACACCTTTACCGTCGCTGCTCAGAACGTAAATGGCTACGGACCAGAAAGCATTGCTTCTAACAGTGTGACGCCCGTCAACCCTAACTATATTGAGCAAGTTTTCAATACGTATCTTTGGACAGGTAATGACGCCACGCAAACTATCACCAACAATGTCAACTTATCTGCTAATGGTGGGTTAGTTTGGATTAAAGCTAGAACAGCGACGTACAGTCATATTTTGTCAGACACAATTAGAGGCACAGGTAAGTTTCTATCAAGTAATACAACAGACGCACAAGGTACGGATGCCCAAGACGTTACGGCATTTAATACCACTGGTTTTACCATTGGTAATAACGCAAGGATAAACAATCCGTCGTTTACTTATGTTGGGTGGACGTTCCGAGAGCAAGCTAAATTTTTTGATGTTGTGACGTATACGGGGAATGGAACAACACAAGCTATTGCACACAACCTTGGTTCAACTCCGGGGTTTGTTATGGTTAAGGGTACATCTCTATCATCAGATTGGCGTTGTTTTCACAGATCAACGCCTACGGGATATTTTTACCTTAACGCAACTGACGCCCTAGAAACTACTAGCGCCGCAAATAACTTTGGTAATAATTCAACAGTAGTAGCTCCAACAAGCACAACCCTTACTGTTGGAAGCGGTGGAGCCTTAAATGGTTCTGGTCAAACCTATATTGCCTACCTATTCGCCCATGACGCAGGTGGCTTTGGCTTGACTGGTTCTGATAATGTAATTACTTGTGGGTCATTTACCACTGACGGTAGCGGCGCGGCTTCAGTAACTCTTGGCTACGAGCCACAGTGGGTGATGCAAAAAAGAACGGATTCCAGCACGGGTGGTAATTGGTACGTTGCGGACAACATGCGCGGGATGGGCGTTAACGGTTCTCGCGGGCTTTTTCCAAATCTTACTGACATAGAAGAAACTACAGACCAAGGACCGGCTAGGATTAACGCAACAGGGTTTACCGCAAGCAGGTTTGCAAATGCAACCTACATCTACGTAGCCATTCGCCGTGGTCCAATGGCCGCACCTACTACGGGTACGAGTGTGTTTAGTCCTCAAGCCGTTAACGTATCAGCAGGAACAAAAATAACAACTGGTTTTCCTGTTGATTGGCAAATTGATTACTACCGTGGTATTGCTGCTAACTACAACAGCATTAACTTTAGTCGTTTAACTGGAGTTTCATCTAATAGTACAAATAGTGGTCAATGTTTGTGGACTGCAAAAACAGATGCTGAAGCAACATTTGCTGGCACATTGGCTTGGGACAACACAGGCTACCAACAAACAGGTAATCTTTGGCCTAATATTAACAATATTTACTGGAACTTTGCCCGCGCCCCCAGCTTCTTTGATGAGGTTTGCGATACAGGGACGGGATCAACGCACACAATTACTCATAATTTAGGGGTTGTGCCTGAGTTAATGATTCGTAAAAGCAGGTCGCAATCATCGACATCTTGGTACTGTTATGTTGCCAGTGAGGGCGCTTCACGCAGGGGGTTTTTGAACTACGACTTTGCTTGGGGTGGCCCAGACAATTCTATTTGGGGTGGGACAACTCCAACGAGCACTGTGTTCACTGTGGGGGCTGATAGCAATGTAAACAACAACGCATCTACCTACGTCACTTACCTCTTCGCAACCTGTGCTGGTGTATCCAAAGTAGGCAGCTATACTGGCACAGGCGCAACTCAGACTATAGCTTGTGGTTTTGCCGCAGGGGCGCGGTTTGTCTTGATCAAGCGAACAGACTCCACCGGAGATTGGTATGTGTGGGATACGGTTCGCGGTATGGTTTCAGGCACTGACCCGTCACTACTGCTCAACACCACTGGCGCTGAAGTAAACGCCAACAGCGTGTACACGATCACGACAGGCTTCCAGATCGTCAGCACTGCGGCAGGTATCAATGCTTCAGGCGGCACGTACATTTTCTTAGCGATTGCGTAAGGACAAGACATGAGCGAACAATATCCTGGCGGGTTTATAACCAAGTCTCCTACGGAACCTACAACTACGGTAGCTAAAGGGATGTGGACGCTGAGCCAAGCTGCGGGTTACCGTAAGCAAAACTTGTGGCCAACTTCACCTGGAGCACCAACGATAGGTACTGTCACAGCTACGGGTTTGTCTGCTTCGGTGCCGTTTACAGCGCCTGCAGATACCGGAAGTAGTGCTATTACAACTTACACGGCTACTTCTAGTCCCGGCGGTATTACTGCGTCTAGCGCAACTTCTCCAATCACAGTGAGCGGTTTGACAAACAACACGACTTACACTTTTACTGTAACCGCCACTAACGGTGCAGGCACGGGTCCTGCAAGTGCAGTTAGCAACTCGGTGTTGATTAGTATTGAACCTAGTTGGCTTACAAAAACCGCTATTACTGGAACATCAAGCTACGATAACCGAGCTTCTAATGCTGCCGGCGTGTATCAAGGAAATGCAGTGATTGGCGGATATATTATGTCTAGCGGTTATCAAAAAGCATCACTAGCTTATTTCAACACCGATGGCGCTCTTCAATGGTCTAAATCTTTAAGTACAAGCAGCACTTCTAACGGACAAATTTATTCAACTTTTTTTGACACATCTGGTAACTTGTATGCTACCGGTATTACAGATACTCTCAGCGGGGGTATTTTGTATAAATTTAATTCTTCTGGCACAGCGCTAGGAGAATATAAAATTAACGTGTCTGAAGGCTTTACTTCTGGCGTTGCAGATTCTTCTGGAAACATTTATCTTGTCGGCAGTACAGCTGCTCGGCTTGTGATAATAAAGTTGAATTCTTCATTTGTTATACAGTGGCAGCGGGGCTACACAATCACTGGACCCCAACCCTCTATGCAACCTAGAAAAATAACTATAGATTCTTCCGGTAACGTATACGCTACGTTTCGTTGGTTTGCTGATTCTAGTGACATCGTTAACGAAGGTTTTCCTACAGTTATTAAATATGATAGCTCAGGTACGTTTCAATGGGTTCGTACCGTTAGCGGTAATGACACTTATAAATACGTACAAGACGCAGGTGGAGTCACGGTTGATAGCTCCGGAAACGTGTACTACATCCACACCCTTCGTAACGTAGGTTTCAGCTTGCCGGTTGTAACTAAGTTTAATTCTTCCGGTACTTGGCAATGGACTAAGGGTAATGGAGCCGGTAACTACGGATATAGTATGGCAGTTGACGCTAGCAATAATATTTATTTTGCCCAAGCTCAAGGTATCTTCAAAATGACTAGCGCTGGTGTTGGAATATGGGGTATGACTTCAAACCAGGAAATGGGCAATTTGTATTTAGACGCCGGAACCGGAACCGGCGCAAGTCTTTATGTCGGAGGTTATACTGACAACGGGTGGATAGGATATAAACTTCCAACTAACACGCCAAAAACAGGTACGTATGTCGTTGGTTCTACTACATTTGTTTTGACTTCAGTTTCAAACACCCTTACTGACAAGGCCGTTACAGTTTCAACTCCTGGTTTCTCTTCGTCAACTACGTCTCACACCATCAGCGCCGCCGGGTTTAGTTTTGCAAATGCCGGTTTTACAGCAACCACTGTGTCATTGAACTAAAAAGGATAAGAAATGGCACTCGAGATCGACCCAGTTAAGTACGGCGTGCTTTGGCAGAAAGTCGAAGATTATGAACGCCGCTTTGACGATATGTCAAAGAAGATGGACAAGATGGAGAGCCAGCTTGAACAGCTGGTCGGTCTTGCTAATCAAGGGCGCGGTGGCTTCTGGGCGGGCATGGCTTTCGTATCCGCTTTGTCTAGCGCTGTAGGCTTTTTCTTTAGCTGGATGAAAGACCGTTAATATGAACTGGGCAGACGTACTCAAGGCGGTAATACCGATCATCGTAGCGTCACTTGCGTGGCTGCTCGGTCAGGTCAATGATTTTTCTACCCGCCTGACAAAAATTGAAGGCGCGATGCCCGCTCTCATTACTAAAGAAGGCGTCCCCACTGACAGCCCTATTTCTGCAGAGCGCCGAGCAACTCAGAAAGAGGCATTGATGTTGCACATCAACGAGTTGCAGGTCAAAGTCAGACTGCTTGAAGAACGCGAAAAAATGGGGAAAAAACCATGATTCCAATCGTTGCATCACTCCTTGGTACCTTGGCTCAGAACGGTCTGGGCCTTTTGTCTTCTGCAATTCAAGCAAAGGGCAAGCAAGTCGTTGAAGACGCTCTCGGCGTAAAGATTTCTGATAACCCATCGGACGCTGAAGTTTCCAAACTACGCCAGTTACAGTTTGACCACGAAGAGCGCCTACTTGAGTTAGGTATTGAGAAAGCTCGTATTGAGCAAGAAGAATTACAAGCCCTGCTCAAAGCGCAAGCTAATCAAGAAGACAACGTGTCCAAGCGTTGGCAAGCAGACATGAGTTCTGATTCATGGCTGTCCAAAAACATTCGCCCCGGCACGTTGATCTATATATTGACAGCTTACTTGCTGTTTGCTGGTCTCAGCGCGGCGGGTATCGAGGTTAACGAAGCCTACGTCGCCCTGTTGGGTCAATGGGGTATGCTGGTTATGACTGCGTACTTTGGCGGGCGCACTGTTGAAAAAGTCATGGAAATGCGTAAAAAGGACAAAGAATGAGCTTAAGTAACGAACAAGCCGCGTTCTTACTTGACGCGTGCAAACTTATTCAGTACGCCACTGCGCAAGGTTTTATGGTGACCGGCGGTGAGCTGTCACGCACTCCGGAGCAACAAGCGCTGCACGTTAAAGCAGGGCGCTCTAAGACTATGAACAGCGTACACCTCAAGCGGTGTGCTATAGACCTGAACTTCTTTAGAAGTGGGAAGATCATTTGGGATAAAGACGCGCTAGCGCCTTTAGGTGCTTATTGGGAGACGCTACACCCTAAAAACCGATGGGGTGGTAATTTCAAATCGTTAGTAGATTGTCCTCATTTTGAAAGAAATGTTTGATTACCTGAAGCGTGAATCACTATAAAAAGTTGCCTTGAACTTGGTTTCAAGGTTATAATTCATCAAAACGGCGCATGCTGAATCAGCTGCTAATACCCATGGAGTATTTATGAGCTATAGCATGACGTACGACAGTCTGCTGGTGGACGTGAGGCGCTATCTTGAACGTGGTTTCACGCAGGAAAGCGATCAAATTGTTTATGACCAGCTTCCGCGCCTAGTTACGCTAGGTGAGCGTCGTATCGCCCGTGAACTTAAAATTGAAGGTTTTATTCGCGCAGTGACTACGCCGCTCTCAGCGGGGGTAGCTGTTTATCTGAAGCCTGACCGCTGGCGCGATACCGTAAGTATGACTGTTGACGGTGTTCCTATTTTTGCTCGCTCATACGAATACCTGCGTAACTACTGGCCGGTTGAAACTCAAACCGGCAACCCTGCGTACTACGCTGATTACGATTTTCAACACTGGCTTATAACCCCGACCCCAGCCACCGCGAAGACGCTTGAAATTTTATACTACGAGCAGCCGCGTTTCCTGGGTGATGATTTCCAAACAAACTGGCTCACTGAATACGCGCCTGACGTGTTGCTTTACGCAACCCTGCTGGAAGCTACCCCGTTCCTCAAAAGTGACGAGCGTATTCAGACGTGGCAAGGAATGTACGACCGTGCTGCTCAGGCTCTCAACGGGGAAGACCTCAAGCGCATCATGGATCGCTCAGCAAACAGGAGTGAAGCGTAATGCCTATCTATAATGACGTCTTTGGTGGCGCGAATATTTACCCCAGTGAGATTAGTTATAGTTCGGTGGCGTTGTCCACGAACATCGTTCTCAGCTGGCCGACCGAAACCTCAACCAGCGTAAACCTTGCGACCCGCATCATGGACGTCACGGCGTCCTCGGCAGGGTTGTTTATTACGTTGCCCGATGCCTCTAAAACAGGTACGGGTAATACGATCCTTTTCAACAACCAAGGCGCTCAAACTTTTGTAGTTAGAGACGCCGCCAATGTTCAAGTCGTTTCTATCCCTGCGGGCACTGTGTGGCAGGTCTATCTGACCAACAACTCTACGGTGGCGGGAACATGGGAGACGCTACAGTTCGGCTCTACGACTTCTACTGCGAACGCTTCTGCACTCGCCGGAACGGGTATTGTAGCTGTAGGTGCTCTGCTTTCTCAGTCTGTACCTATTACCGCGTTTAATAGTAATTACACGTCTGCATTAGCTGACCGTGCTAAGATGTTTAACTGGACAGGTGCGGGCGGCACGCTCACGCTGCCCGACCCTACGATCGTAAGCAATAACTGGTTTATCTATTTGCGCAACTCCGGTAGCGGCGCTATCGTAGCTGACGCTCCCGGTGTGACTACCATTGACGGTGCAACTTCCCTTAGTTTTCAACCCGGTGAGTCAGCAATCATCGCCTGTGACGGCGTTAATTTCTACACTATCGGCTTCGGTAAGTCTGCCGTGTTTGCGTTTGACTACACCGTTATCGCCGTGGGTGGCACAGGTAACTACACGTTGACCGGTACTGAACTCAACCGGGTGTCATACCGTTTTACCGGAGTGCTGACAGGTAACCGGAACATCATCGTACCCGCTACGGTGCAGCAATATTGGGTTGATAACCAAACCACTGGCGCGTATACTTTTACGGTAAAAACACCGGCGGGTTTAGGGGTTACTCTTGCTAGCGGCTCTCGAACCATTATGTATAGCGATGGAACCGACGTGTTACGCGCTGATACTTTTTCAGCTTCTTTCCCTATCGCGGTTAATCAGGGTGGAACGGGGGCAACTACGGCAGGGGCAGCTTTGATCAATTTAGGCGGCACTTCAGTAGGTATCGGTGTGTTCACTGCGGCAGACGGAGCGGCGGCTTACGCGGCGCTAGGTGCTCTACCGGCGGGTGTTGTTAACGGCGGGACGTTCTAATGCCTGATACTACTGTCGTCCTCAAGTCTGTGCCCGGCATCAAGCGGGACGGGACTAAGTTTGAAGGTGATTTTTACACCGACGGGCAATGGGTGCGTTGGCAACGCGGGTTGCCGCGCAAAATTGGTGGTTACAAATCGACACAAAAGTATTTATCAGAAATAAGCCGTGGGTTTTCTAACTTTACTCAGCAAGAGTACGTCTACTGTCACTCTGGTAGTGCCACAAAATTAGAGCGTTTCACATTAGACATCACCGGCAACAGCTCTGTTATTAGCAATCGAACTCCTACCGCTGTTCAATCTGTCGGTAGTGTAACCCTACTTACAGGTGCTGCTGGCTCTGTTGATAGCATAACAGTCGGCGGCGTTAACATCATGTCAGGCTCTGTTGCTTACACAACCAGTTTAGCTGCAACAGCTACTGCGGTGGCTGCTAACATCACGGCTTACACGTCTAGCCCTAATTATTCTGCGGTTGCTGTGGGTGCGCAAATCAATATCACTGCGACGCTTGCAGGTTCTGCGCCTAACGGCTTGCCGGTTGTGGCCACGGCAACAACAATCACCACGTCTAAGGTAGACATGTACGGCGGGTCTGACGCGCTTGTAAATGACGTTAAAAACATGTGGATGTTTGACTACCAGTATGACTCTTCTACAAACCAGAACTACATCATCGCTCACGTTGCTCCTAACTTAGAAAGCATTTCTAATAGTATTGGTGGTCAAATATTTTTCGGTGAGGTGTTGGGTACCGGTGTTTTGCAGTCAATCAATTTACCAGCTAACACAAACTGCACAGGCGGTATCGTCTCACTACACCCGTATTTATTCTACTACGGCACCGACGGTATCATCGGCTGGTCTGTGCCCGGTGAGCCGACCAATTTGACCGAAACCGGTGCGGGCGCTGGGGTGGCTCGCGTCTGGGGTCAAAAGATCATCAAGGGTTTACCCTTACGCGCTGGTTCGGGCACAGCTCCTGCCGGTATCTTCTGGGCGTATGACGCTGTTATCCGAGCAACCTTTACGGGCGGTGCTGCGGTGTTTCAGTTTGACATCGTTGCAACTGATACATCAATCATATCTGAGAACGCCGTCGTAGACTATGATGGCGTGTTTTTCTGGGCAGGGGTCGACCGATTCTTAATGTTTAACGGCGTGGTACGTGAAGTGCCGAACGCCATGAACCTGAACTACTTCTTTGATGGCCTCAACAAGCGTGAGCGGGACAAAGTTTTTGCTTACAAAGTGCCGCGTTACGGCGAGATCTGGTGGTGCTACCCTCGGGGTGAGGCTACTGAATGTACGCACGCGGTTATTTATAACGTACGTGAAAACACATGGTATGACACAGAGCTGCCCGCTAACGGTCGCGCTGCCGGGGCTTTTAACAATGCTTTCGCCGCGCCTATTTTAGCTGGCGCAGTCGGCGCAGGTAATGATTACCGCGTATGGGTTCAAGAGCAAGGCGTTGACGAGATTGACGGGCAGGTTATCAACCCAATCCGTTCTTATTTTGAAACAGCTGACCTGTCATCTCTGACCCAAGGTAAGAATGAGTATTTGCGCATCACCCGTATTGAACCTGACTTTGTGCAGAACGGCGACATGACTGTGCAGGTTACCGGACGCGCTAACGCTAGAGCGCCTGAAGTCTTTAGTTCGACTTTCACATTTGTTGACCCGAGCAACGTCAACGAACCGTATCAAGAAATTGTCATGCTCAAAGAGCAGCGCCGGGAACTCCGTGTGCGCTTTGAATCAAATGAAGTTTACGGCGACTATCAGATGGGTCAAATCATCGGTCACGTATCTATTGGCGACAAGACGGTGCTGGGATGAGCAACCTGCGCGTTACTCTACCGACGTATATGGGTCTGCGTGACTGGGCTGACCAGGTCACACTAGACTTTGATTCTTACGGCGCGTTCGGTCGGTTAGATGACGTTAACGAATGGCAGAATTGGGCAATGCAGTTTTTGAATATCATGTCGCTGAAAGAGAACTTCCCTAACCCGTATCAGTTTGAAGACTGGCGGGAGTGGGCTGAAAGGTTCTGTCAGGCGGCTGAGTAATGCGGTTTATTGGGTTTGAACGCGAAGACGAAGCAGAGGCTTGGGCGCGTGCAAGACTTGAGCTTGAAAACAAGCCAGAGTTCTTCAGAACACTGGTGGCGGTTGATGAGAATGATGAGTTTGTGTGCGTGGTAGTGATGACTAATTTCACACCGCGCAATATTGACCTCAGCATTGTTATTGACCACAGGAAAGTAACGCCGAAAGGCACGATTGAGATGTTTAATGAGGTTTTTGGTTTCGTGTTTGACAAGCTGCGTGCGGCACGGGTTACCGGGTTGCTGCGTGGTAAAAACAAACGGGCTAAAAAACTCAATGAGCATTTTGGGTTTAAGTTAGAAGGCGTGATGCGTAAAGCGTTTGCTGACGACGATTTACACATCTACGGCTTTTTAGCTGAGGATTATCATTCACACGTTTGGTACAGAGGTTAATATGGAAATTAGAAGCGCTATCACACAAATGGCTGAGCAAGACCCTCAGTACGCACCTGCTATTGACGCTATAGAGGCGCAGCTGGCGCGTACACCTATCGTGCCAGAAGATCTTGATAAAGCGATTCAACTTTTAGAATTCGTTATTCAAAACCCAGACAAGTATCAAGAAGTGCGTGAGGCGGCTGTCAAAGACGGTCTCGTTGATGCGCGAATGGTGCCTGAACAGTATGATCAAGCGTTCGTAGTATCCATGTTGATCGCGCTTTACGGTTTGCAAGACCGCTTAAAAACGCAAGGTTACGCTCGCGGCGGTTTAGCGGTTGCTGCTCGTCGTGTTGCGGCTGCGGGTCGGGGCGGTGACACTGAGTTGGCGCATATCAACAGCCGTGAAGCCGAAATGCTAAAGCGCATGGGCGGCGCGGGTACTATCAACCCAAACACGGGACTGCGCGAATATAAGGACGACGGTGACTTTCTATCTGCAGTCTTACCTATTGCGCTAGCTGTTTTTGTTCCTGGTCTTGGAGCAGCTATTGGTTCAAGTTTGTTAGGAGCCGGAGCAAGTACTTTGGCTTCAGGCATGCTAGGCGGTGCTATTTTAGGCGGAGCTACTTCTGCTTTGACCGGGGGTGACTGGAAAAAAGGCGCTCTGATGGGCGGCTTAGGTGGCGGTCTGGGTGGCGCTGTAGGTGAGTTTGTCGCCCCTGGAGCTTCTGCAGTAACCCAAGGTATCATCGGTAGCGGCTTAGTTGGCGGTGCAGCCGGAGCTATTACGGGTGACGGTTTTCTTAAGGGCGCAGGTCAAGGTGTACTAGGCGGCGCTATCGGTCAACTCGCTGGAGGGTATGGCGGTGAAACGGCTTTTGAAAAAGGCGTGAGTTCTGCCGGACGTAGTTTTGGTAATGCGTTGACTGCCGGTTATGATCCTAAAACAGCAGCTACGGTAGGTTTAACTTCAAGTCTGTTTGAAGGTCTCAGAACAAACATGACGCCCTCGGATGCGGCGGTTGAAAAGCTCAAGGTAGGAGAAACTAGCCCCGCGCCAGGCGAAATTAACACTACTTCAGGCGAAACCACAGCGCCTAAAATGATTACGCTGACGGACGGCACTTCTGTTCCGGCTCCAGGAACTAAAGGTATTGGCGCTGACGGTAGACCGTTCACAAATGTGCTTGATACGACAACCGGCAAAATAGTTCCGCAACTTGATAAAGGTTCTTATCAAATTAACCCTCAGACCGGCGCTGTTGAATTTAAAACTGCCGAACCGGGGTTCTTTGAAAAAGCTCTCAAGGGTAGTCCGTTTGAAACTAAAACTCCAACGACCACCGCTACGGGCGCTAAAGCTGATGCGGGTATGGGTTTAGGAACCAAAGTCTTAGGCGGTTTGAGCCTTTTAAGCGCCCTGCAGAAACCGCCCCCTGCGGCTCAAGAAGCTATTGCTAAAATGTCTCCGCAACAGCAAGAGTATTTTAACCGCCCTTCAGTCTCCTGGGACTGGAACAGGATGCAAACCGATGCTAATGCGGCTAACATGAGCCTTGATCAATTCATGGCTGCTAACTGGCCAAAAATCACGGGTTACGCGTCTGGAACACCTGATGCTAGACAAGGCACTTATAATTACCAAGCGCCAATCGGTAAAGCACGCGGCGGCGCTCTGTCAGCTGTTTCCCGGTTCGCTCAAGGAGCTGGTTCTGGTCGAGCAGACACCATTGATGCTAAACTTTCAGATGGTGAATACGTGATTGATGCAGAAACAGTTGCAATGCTCGGGGACGGCTCTAATAAAGAAGGAGCTAAACGCCTTGACGCTATGCGCCAAAATATTCGTTCCCACAAAGGTAAGACTTTAGCAAAGGGTAAGATTAGCCCTAACGCTAAGTCTCCCTTGTCTTATCTGAAGGAGTTTGCATAATGGGTAGCTTATTTCAAGGGTCTCCACAGACCGCTACGTCGTACGCGGCTTCTTCTACCGAGACACCGCAGTGGATGCAGGATGCGATTTACAATCAAATTCAGATCGCGCAGAACCTCGCTAACAAGCCGTATCAGGCATATGACATGCCTACGGTGGCTGAGCTGTCTCCGCTGCAACAGCAAGCGTATAAGAACGTACAGGCTAACCAAGGTTTCTATCAAGGAGACATTGACAAAGCCCAGTCCGGCATGTATGAGTTCGGTAGTAAAGGTACGGCTGATGCTTTGAAAACAGCGCAAAATCAATATTTGCGCCAAGACCTCGTTGGTAAAAACTTAGACGCTGGTCAAGGGTATTTCAATCGTGCGGGTCAATTAGACCCGGTTGCTGCGGCTAATGTTAACTTAAACAAAGCTGCGGGTTTAGACTCTGTTGCGGCAGCAAGCCCGTATTTAAAGAACGCCGACCTCACTACGGCTCAAGCGTTGTCTAAAGAGGCATTGACGGCGGCTAACCCGTACTTAACAGCGGCTGCAGGATCATCTGCTACCAACCTTAATCAATACATGTCTCCCTATCAAACAGGGGTCATGGATGCAATCGCTAAACAGGGCGCTCGTAATTTGAGCGAGAACCTGCTGCCCGGCGTGTCTGATTCGTTTATCAAAGCGGGTCAGTTTGGTAGTTCTAGAATGGGTGAATTCGGTTCACGCGCATTACGTGACACGCAAGAATCTATTCTCAACCAGCAAGCTCAACTGGCTAACCAAGGCTACGGACAGGCTCTCAGCGCTTCTCAGGCTGACCTCGCACGTCAAGCGCAGTTGGCTGGTACCGTGGGTAGTATTTCTGGTGCAGACCTCTCTCGCGTGCTTCAAGGCGCGGGTCAGTATCAGAACCTTGCTTCTACCGCAGGAAGTTTGACAGCTCAGCAACAGCAGAATTTGGCTAACATCGGTCAGACTCAAGGTCAAATGACTTCACAGCAAATGCAAAACCTTGCTAACTTGGGTCAAGCGCAAACTAACGCAGGTCAAGCCCAGCAGCAGTTCGGTCTCAGCGCGGCTCAAGCCGCTCAAGCCGCTCAAGCAGCTGACTACCAGCGTCAGATGTCGGCACTTAGCCAGTTTGCCAATATGCAGCAACAAGAACAAGCTATGCGCTCAGCTGACGTGGCGGCTCTTGAAGGGGCGGGTTCGGCTCAACAGGGACAGATGCAGCAACAGCTCAACGCAGCTAAGGCGCAATTTGACGCTGAGCAGTTGTACCCTAGACAACAAGCGGACTTCCTCAGTACGCAAATACGCGGTATGGCTCCAATCACACCGCAAACGACAACGCAATCCGGCGGTTCAACCGGCGCTACGTACTCAGCTTCGCCGCTGTCTCAACTGGCGGCAGCTACGTATACGGCCAAGGGTTTGAGCAGCTTAGGCTAAGGAGCAGACATGGGATTTGAACTCAATCGAATTATGAAGCAGTACGGGGTGGGTACGCCCGGTATGGCTACTTACACTGGTGCGGCTGCTCCCGTAATTCCAACAGCGCCAACGGGTGAACGACCCGCAGGTGATGATGCTGCTGCAAAAGCCGCACAAACCGCTTTTGATAAACAGAAAGCCGATGCTGATGCTTACGCAAAAGACAAAACTGCTTTCAATGAGGCGTTCCGTAAGTACGGTCTTGACCAAAAGTCATACGATACATATAAGGCTGATTATCAGAACCGCCTACAAAACACACCGATGTATGTGCAAAGTCAGTTTGACACAGGTAATCGTCCTGTGTCTGACGCTATGAAATTTGCAACTAATACTACTAAAAACGAAGCTACTGGGCAGGGTATGGGGGCTGATAAGTTTTATGCAAACACTAAACAATATATTGTAGACAACCCTTATGCTTCTACTCAAGCTAATCAAGACTACATGAAAAGGTACGGTATTAGCAACCAGGACGTGTACAACGCCACCGGTAGCTATTACGGCAATCAAGTTAAAAACCCAACTTACGGCGCTGTAAATGCGTCAATGGTTAACGATACACCTCAAGCTAAGTCTGATTACTATTTACAGCAGCGTAACCTCGGTTATACGGATGCCGACTTGCGCAAAGCTACGACCTCTACTTTCGGAACACCTGCAGAAGGTGACTGGGCGCAGCTGACAGCTAGAGCTTACCCAACCTACAACCAAAATATTGTTGACGCTTACAAAAGCATTGGCCGTAGTTGGGAACAAGGAACAATTGACGCGCCGGGCTACAACTACTGGATGAACCAGCTTTCAAGTGGTGCGTTTGACCCTAAAAATCTCAACTCTACATTTGCACAAGCGGCTGCAGATGAAGCAGCTAAGGCTACAGTCAAGGCTTACACAGGCGGCTCTGTCAATGAACTTGCTGCTCAATATGCCATTGGCGGTTCTGTTTTTCGTAATCCCTTTAGGTCTCAAAACGAAGACAGCGACTATGCTAAATTCATGACGCAACAACAGCAGGCAGATGCGCCCACGCAATTTGCTGAGCCGCCACCGAATTACGACAAAATAGTCCAAGACGCTTACGGCACTTTGCAGGGGCGTACAGGCATAGGTACGGAAGCAAACAATATTGACCAAGGCGGTTTTGACTATTGGAAAAGCCAATTAGCTTCTGGTGCAATTAAGCCGGAAGACTTTAGAGGTGCTTTTAGCGGCGCTACTGACCAATACATGGCCAATAACCCCGAAGACAAATACACAAAGCAAGTCCAAGGATTCATACCCCCTCATATTGCAAACTTGTACAAAGAGGTTTTAGGCCGCGCACCTGATACAGGCGGCGCTGCATATTGGGCAAAAGAGTTTGGCGATGAAGTTAACGCTGATGAGATGAACACGTTTATACAAGCCGCTCAACCTGAGATGAAAACTCGTTTTACTAGCAGCCCTTTTTATCGTGGTGACGGTGGTAGCCCTCTTAATGGAGGCGGTGGAGGCGGTGGAAGTAGCAGCGGTGGTAATAAACTAGCTAAGGCCGCAGTTAACGCTGGGTTGTCTTATATCATAGGTCCAACGTATGACTATGCCAACGCTGGGCGTCAAGTTTTGCAAGGCAATATTCCGGGGGCAGCATCCAGCCTTGTGTCAGGTTTAACGGGTGGCGTATCAAATGTCCTGAAAAAGTTTAAATTTGAAAACGGCGGTCCAGTGAAAACCCATTATCAAACCGCTGGTCCTGTGAAAGCTCGCTACGACTACATGAGCCCTGAGGAAGAACAAGATTTTAAAGATCGGTTTTTCACACCTACATCTGAAGCCGTAACCGCCCCCGTAAACATGGTTACACTACCAGCGCCGGTTACCACTGAACCTTTAGCGGCTATGCCAGCGCCGGTTGTTGCCCCCGCGCCTAAGTCAGTATTGACTGAGATTGCTGCCAAAAACATTAAAGCTGAACCGATGCCTGCGGCTCCGGCGGCTGCTGTTGCTCCCGTAGCGGTAGCGCCTAAACCGGCTGCGTCTCCCGCTGATGATCGCTTGTCAGGTATTCAAGCCCTGCTCGCTACGTACGGTCCAAAAGACAGCGCCTACGCTGCTGACCTAACAGCTGCTCGTACTGCGGCTAAAGCTGAAAGCGACGCATTTGCCAAAATGCTCAAAACAGCTATGGATTCGCCTGAAGACGCCCAAAGCTCTAAAGCAGAGATGTATTTCCGCTTAGCTGCTGCGTTCGGCGCACCTACTAAGACTGGCCAGTTCAGCGAGAACCTTGGCATGGTCGGTAAAGAGCTGGGCGAATACGCCAAAGGTAAACGCGCTTCTGCTAGGGAGAAACTTGCGCTCGGTCTTGAAGCTCAGAAATTAAAAGTGGCTGCTACAAAAGAAGACTTGAACACGTTGCGTGCATTGTCTGCTGAAGAAATGAAAGACAAGCGAGCCATTGCAACTGAAATGATTAAAGAATACATAAATTCTGGTAAACCTCAATCTGCCGCAGGTAAGCAAGCCCTTGATGAAGGTCTCGTACCAGGAACCCCTGCTTACCAGAAACGTGTTGCTGAGGTCGGTAATCTGAATGTTGAAGCTAAGATGCAGCAAATTGCGTCATCATTACAAAATCTTTCGTTAGCGCAATCTAATCTTGCCCTACGTCAAGACCAGTTCACTAATCAGAAAGCTCAACAAGCTAAATTGACTGGACCAGAGCTTAAACTTAAAGTTGAGGCCGAAGACCTTATCGCTTCTAGCAAGCAGTCTCTGGCTGACTTGAAACAGGCTTACGCGCTGAATCCGAACTCGCTAGCTGGTGGCTGGCTTGACAAAGGTCAGCAGTTCCTGTATGAAGCGGCAGGTTCTAAGGATCCTACGATCGTTAACACTCGCGTGCTTAATAACCTGCTCGGTTCTCAAGGTCTCGCTAAACTCCGCGCTACGTTCGGCGGTAGCCCGACTGAAGGTGAACGCGCAATCTTGCTTGAGCTTGAAGGTATCGGCGCTAAAACTAAAGACGAACGCGGGCAGATTATTAAACGTGCTTACAAAGTGTTGCAAGATCGTTTAGCCCGCGAACAATCCCGCTTGGATGCAATCAATTCTGGCGCTTACCGTACGACCACCCCGCTTGAAGGAGGAACTGACTAATGGCTACCGCTAATCCGTACGTAGGCGCGGCGCGAGCCGCCGTCGGTCAAGGTCTTGCCTTGGGTTGGGGTGATGAAGCTGAAGCATGGCTTCGTTCTAAACTCGCTAATAGCCCCGGCTACGCAGCCGAACTCGCTAAGATTAACCGAGAATACGCTCAGTATTCTAAAGAGAACCCGTTCGTGGCTCCTGCGCTTGAGTTCACGGGCGGCGCTGCCCCGGCTTTAGCCGCAATGTTAGCCACCCCGGTTACGGGCGGTGCGGCTGGTCCAGCGGCTGTTGCTGCGGGCGCTAGGTCTGCCGGGGCGCTATCACGCTTGGCGACCAACCCTTATGCGCGTGGTGCGGTAACCGGCGGCACGACCGGTGTTGTCTCCGGCGCGGGTTCTGCTAAACCCGGCGAACGAGGTGAAGGCGCGGTCGTCGGCGGGACTGTTGGTACAGTGGTCGGAGGCGCTGCCCCAGTGGTTATTCGTTCAAGTGGCGCAGCTGCTGATTGGTTACGTGACCGCGTGGCTCCTAGCGAAGGCACAGTTACTAAAGCCGCCGTCGGTAAAGTGTCTCGCGCTATCAAAGAGTCAGGTATGACTCCCCAACAGATTGAGCAGAAAGTTGTTCAAGACCGCGCCCGCAACATTCCTTCTACTATAGCTAACGCTGACCCGGCGCTGGTTGATTTAGCTGAGACAGTTGCCCAGCGTAGCGGTCCCAGCGGTCGTCTAGTTGAGAAAAAACTCGGACAGCAGACCGAAGGTGCTCGTGAGCGTACTTACGCCCAGACCCGCAAGGCTATGGATCCAGGCAACTTCTACGCTGATGAGAAAAAACTGGTTACTGAGTTGCGTAAAAAAGCTGACACGTTGTATGACGACGCATACGCTTACGGTGACGTAGACGACCCTCGTATTACTGAAGCGTTGAAAAATCCTCGTTTTCAAGAGTTCTTTACAAAGGCGCGTAATATTGCTGACACCGAGGCTCAAGCGGCTAAGCTCCGTGGCGAAGATCCTAGTAAATACGCGCTACCCGAAATCTACAAACCTAGTGGTAAATTTGACGACACCGGCGCTGAGATTTTAGAGCTGACCCAGTTACCTGATGTACGCACTCTCGATTATATTAAGCGCGGTATTGAAGCTACTATTGAAACAGGGTTCAACAGTAAAAACGGTATGAGTAAAGCTGAGGCCAATGCGCTCAAAGACTTGCGTAACGTGTACGTCAACGCAATTGATGAGGCTACCGGTGGCGCAAACTCGCCGTACCTTAAAGCCCGTCAAGCCTACTCTGGTGACATGGAAGTTATTGATGCCATGCGGTCAGGTATGAACGATTTTAACAAGTTAGACCATGAGCAAGTCATTGACATGATTAGCAAAATGGGTAATTCGGAAAAAGAAGCGTTTCGTACGGGTGTTGTTCGAGACCTATATAGCAAAATCATGGATTCGCCAAACAACATCAACGCCGCACAAAAAATCATCGGTGCGCCTGAGATGCAAGCCAAGCTACAGCCGCTGTTTGACAGCCCTGCTAAGTTTGAACTGTTCAAGGCGGCGCTTGAGCGCGAAGCTCAGTTGTTCCAACAATCTAACCGCATCCTGGGCGGCGCGGCTACCGGAAGACGCACTCAGGCACGCGAACGCTTTGAAGAAGGTCCAGGCGTGGGGGCTGCGGTTGCGGATGCCGTCTCGGGAGGATTCTGGGGGTCTCTGACTAACATGGCGGCACGCCTCGCACGCAGCGCTAACATGACTGATGAAGTTGCTGAGAAGACCGGCAAGCTGCTCATGTCTAGCGACCCGCATGAAGTCGCTGCGGCGGTCAAATTGATCGAGCAGTATGATGTTCAAGCCGCTGCCGGGGCTAAGCGCCTAGGCAAAGGTGAGACTGGCGTTATTATGGGTACAGTGGCGGCATCCCCGCCTTCGCCCGTTGATCCTAACGCTAAACCTGAAGACATAGAGGCAGCTGATATCCCAAATATTCCGGGCGGTCGCTTAATCGGTCCTGACATTGATGCGGAGATTGCGGCTGAAAAAGAGAAAATGAAGTAAAATTCTTCATACTGTCTCCTTCACGAGCAGTTGCCAACCTTTAACCCCGCTCCGGCGGGGTTTCTTTTTGCTCAACGTCCATCAACACTTTGTTGCGTAGACGCAATATGATGCGAATATGATCAGCGGCATCGTGTTGACCCTCGCGGTCTGCCCGAGCGATAGCGTCCAACATCTCTCGTTGAGTCCTGTCCCAATGAAGTCCAGGTCCTAGCAGTGAGCGAATATACGCCCACGGCATCACACACCGCCCGCAATTTTGTTCCACTCTTGATTGAACAGTACAGGGTTGATCTTAGCGATCAGCGCCTGAGCACAGTCCAACCCAGTCTCAAGTGAAACAATGTTTATGCGGCGGTATGAGTTATCAGCTATCATCTGATCAAGCGCAGAAAGCGTCCCGCGCATGATTCTTACTTCGTAATTGTCAGTGCCTACTTTCGGGTCTGCTTCAGCGGTTGAGAGCAAAGCCGAAAACAGGGTAAACATGGGCACACAAAATTCAACACACGACTCACCCTCTTGCGTCGTATACAGTTGAATTTTTTGATCAAGAATAGTTTTACGCATGTTTTCACGTGCAACAGCCTGAGCTATCGGGTTCAACCCGACTTGCTTCTTAACCCGCTTAGGGGCTAACTTAGGCATCAGAACTTTTCGTTATAAAACTTGCGTATTACTTCGGCTAATTCTTCGGTTTTGAATTCACCACCTTCGGCGCTTTTCACTTCGCCGATCCAGACAGTACCCGTGTTAGGTACTCGACCGGGGGAGATAAACAAATCACCGACTTGAATATGCCAAGGGCATTTAGGTTCAAAAGTTTCCATTATCGTCTTTCTTGTTCAATTAGTTCATTGACAATCCGCTCTTCATCCTTAGCGGTCATTTTATTCTCAAGCCATTTTGCTCGATAGCCTTTACGGTCGTAGATTTCAAACTCTACGTCAAACCAACCTCCGTAGTAATCTACGTCGCTAGCCCATGTGCCGTAGTCCGGTTTTTGATAATACCCGCCGACCATCTCTGCCTTGCAGGGTATGCCGCTTATACGCGTGTCAATCATTTGTACCTCGTCTCGTAAAGCCAGCGAGCCATGAGCAACGCCTCCGCACGGTCAGAGTGTTTCTTCAAGTTGAGCGGCGCTTCAGGGAACATGCGAATCGCGAGCGCCCTGCTCATTTCTTTGTCGCTGGTTAGTTTGAAATGTTTCTTCCATTGCGTCGGGGTCATGTAAACTGTTTCAAAACGACACCCGGCAATAGAAGCTCGGGCAGAGCCGAAGCTATCCCCGAGACTAAAAATAGAAGACGACCCCTGACCGGGCATAGCGTTCACCCGCTCAAGCGCAACGCATACCGCCTCCTCAGCGGGAACGTGCCCCCTGAGCAGGGTGATCAACCCGGCGGGGTCTACTTCATTCTTTACAGCGCCCGAGCCTTTAGCTACAATCGGCATATCTTCCACGGCTACAAAAGCGCCGTCACGTAGAACGCCGATAGCGCCGCTGAGTCCTGGATCAATACCGATTGTAATCATAATGCCTCGTAATTCTCACAGCCCGCACGCTGAGCATCCATGCTGAGAGTTTCTTTGTTGAGTTCACACGTCCACGTTCCTGCCGGAGTAGGAGTGGCCATAGAACAAGTACGGCAGTGACGTAAGGGTTCAGCCTCACGAACGCAAACCGCTTTCATGCTACAAAACTTACACCCAAAGCTGCTACCGTCATCACTAATACCAGCGGGGCGCAGACGCGCCTCGGTCAGCTTGATGATTTTCTGCTTCAGCTTTGTTTGCGCTTCTTTGTCTTCTTTGACGCGCTCAACGTAAAACTGCTCATCGTCTTTGCAGACAGCGACGTAAAGTGCACGGGTAAACCCGCCCAGCGCCATGCTGATTTGAACCTGAGCATAATGCAACGGCTTTGACTCTTGAATACCCTTCTTTACGATGCCGGTAAAGCTGTTTTTGTTGTGCGTCTTGACCTCAAGAATATGCGGAGTCTTTTCAGAATCCGGCACGTCCTTAGTAACGCCGTCTACTTTAGTGATAAAGTGTCCGGTCTCGTCAATGAACTCAAACTGTTTACCGTCTTCCTGCTTGTCCCAGACGGCTAACCCTGCGCGGCGCAGATCCGCTACGATCCGCTCCTCCTGCAAGTGTCCCGTCTCAAACAGGCGAAGCATACGTCCGTCAAAACTTTCACGGGCGAACCCGCGCCAGTCAAGCCAGATTTGTCGTATGCATTCTTCGCCTATGAAAGACGAGCCAAGCCGCCCGAGGTAGAGGTCGGTTGACGACTTCTCTTTCGCAATAGCAGCGTAGACCCGGTTAATGATCTCCTGCTCTGGCCGGGGCGGTATGGCTACCATGGCTCAATCCCAAGGGTTAGCGGACTTGCCAGCGGCGGGAGCGGCTGCGGCGGCAGGTTTAGCTGCGGCTTTAGGCGCTGCCTTAGCAGGGGCGGCTTCTTGATTAAACAAGAACGCTTTGATCTTGTTGCTGTCGCCATAGCCGCCAGTGCCTTTCTCAATAGCCACCGCCGCGCTGAACTGTTTGTCAAGCAGCTTGTCGGTGTCATCTGCGTCAGGCTTGCCGCATGCGGTAGCCCAAGCCACCATCTGCTGACGACCGATACGTTGAGCTTTCTCAGACGGGTTATTGACGTTGAAGTTTTGCCACAACAGGCGGGTAGCGAACTCACCCTTAACAACCTCAAACTTCACTTTGATGTAAGAACCCGTACCGGCGCTAGTAGTTTTCTCTTCAGCGTCCACCGCTTTGAGAATATACTCGCCCTCAGGAATAGGGTCGTACGAACCACCGGCGCTGCCGGTGTCAGGGGTGACGTCAGAGACGTCGAAGCCAAATTTAGCCATTTTAATTACTCCTTCAGTTATTTGGTAATGGGAATCAATTTCTCGAGATTTTCGATTGTCATCTCAATCTCATCAGGACAGGTATACCGGTTCTTTGCAGCAAACGCGGGGTTCTCAACAAAGTGCAGCAAACGCTCACCCGTTGTTACGCCTCGGTTTTTCTGGTTATTGAAACCGGAGTCAGACTTGCGTATGATCACCTTGAACGCGGCAAACGCAAGCACATCAGCCCACTCCTGCAACAGCGCATTGCAACGATTAGGTAGCTTTGGCTGATAGCGGTCGTAGGGTTCGGTGCGCGGGTCTTCAAACTTCACCACCGCAGCGTGAGCGATCAGCACGACGTTCATACGGCGCTTAACGCGCAGCACGTCCAATCCTTGCAGGATCTCGCGGAACTCCTCCGCAACGAGCATCTGACCTTTGCCATAGGCAAGGTCTTTAGCGTCATGCGAAGATTCCACGTTGCTCACGATGAGCGGCTCAATGAGCCAATCAACCGAGTCGATTACCACGGTCTTGAATGCATGATCCTCTTTGATGAGGGTCTTGATATTCTCGACCACGTCCTCAACCTTAGTTGCACGCGGGAAGCTGGTAACATCCAACGAGTCTAGACCGTCCTCAGTGCTGATAAAAATCGGCGCTGGGAATTTACTAGCCAAAGTGGATTTACCGATACCGTGACCCCCGTAAATACAGATACGGGGCGGTACATCTTGTTTACCTTTTCTCAAGGCGTCTTGCCAGTTTGACATTTTGTTCTCCTTTCGTGGTTTAAAGCGGTTTGTCATCCGCTGCTTCAAAATCGTCGTAGTCGAGACCCATTTGACCAAAGTCCCAACGCTGAGGCAAGTACGAGAACGAGTTCCGGTCCCAGCTCAAAACATTAATGATGTCTTCTTTCTCATTCACCACCGCCATGCACACTGCGCAGAGGGTGGGGTCGCCAATCATCAGCAGGTGGTCGCCCGCTTGCCACTCAGCCATGACGCGACGCGCCTTAGCTATCATGCTCGTCGTGTCATAAGGCTTACGCGGGTTGCCAAACACCGCCCGTAGAGCGCCGTACTTCTTTGCGTCTGACAGGTCTTTGTGGTTGTCTACTTGCACTACGTAGACCGTGCGTTGATTACCTTGTTCCATTTTTAACTTTCCTAGTTTTCTTCGGTGGTGGTGCCACTAGAGCGAGTTGCTCCGGGGTCAAATAATGTGCGCAGCCAACCGCAATGGCGATTTTTATCGCCTCTTTGTTATACCAGTCATAGTCAAGATCAACAGGGTGAGCTTGTTTGTCGTGCAGGGTCATACAGGCTTTAGCGCCCTCGGTTTTTGGAACCTTGTTGCCATTCGTAGCGTACTTGATAGGCTCATTGCTAGCGTCCGTTGATTGATACCACCGTACGACTTTGCCAAGGTAAACGCCGTTCTGCTGACCGCCGCCGGTAACATTTCGGGCACTAATAAAGTGCGTGAACGGAGCAGACTTAATCGTGTCTTCAAACGAAGTACCCTCTGCCAGCCATGCGCCCACAGCATCTGACGATACCTGAGCCGTTGGGTTTTTCTTAAGGGAGAGCGGCGCATAAATGCCTTTCACTTTCAGCTTACGGTCAGGCTTGACCGCAATGTAGTTGTTGACGTCCTTCATAGCGAGGGCGCGGTAATACGTGTATTCAAACGAGAACCCAGACACCTCGCTAAACTTGTTGACTATTTTTTCAACCAGTTCTTTCTGCTCCTTAGTGAAATGAATCGCTATGCCGTCAGTGTTAGCTGATAGCGTCACAGCCCCTGCTCGCTCAAGCCACTCAATCAACATGAGCAGGGTTAATTGACCGGTGAGCGTTACCGCCAACATCAAGTCCGGCGAGTACAACACCGAGTAACGGCTAGCTAACTTACCGAACGTGCCGTTCAAAGAAATCTTTAGCGTTGCGTCGGTTATCTTATCGCCGTTACGCTTCGCCTCTAGGCGGCGCTCGTAAATCTTGCGATACTCCTCAACAAACCGCCTACCGAGCGCAACAGGTATGAACCCGCACTCTAAAATGATACTCGGGTAAAACGAAGCCGCGTCAATATCGCAAATGTAGTCATCACCGGCGACGTAGCAAACCTGCTTATCATGTACGCTGTGAATACCGCCCACGCCGAGCTGGTACTGGCCACTACCGAAAACAATCGTATGCTGCCCGAGGAAGTCAGGAAGCTGCACGTGCCCTGTAACTGAGTTCATGTTGAAAACATGTTTAGAGACGCGGTCAAGCAGCCCCTGTAGCTCGGGGTCAAGAAACTTCAAGAATGCCGGAGGCGTATATCTAACCGTCTTCGGTATCTCATTATCTTGGCGCTTGAGACCCATGCTCGTGATGTACGCCTGTTCAGCCATCTGCGAATCAGACTTGCTACGCATGTCGGCTCCGTACCGACGGCTCATCTCAACGCGCAGTAATAACTCACCTTCGAGCTGATTCAGCAGCTCGGCGGTCGTATCTACGTCGTTGTGGCAATACTCAAGTAGCATGGGCTCTTGCTCAGGGGTGATCATCTCGTCATGGGCGATGGGCATGTCCTGCAACTTAGGCATGTGCATGCGAGCGCCGTAGGCTTTCAAACCTACGAATGACGGGGCGACCTCAATCAAGTCAATGTCATCAAGAATGATGTCACGTAAATTGTGCTTGCGCATCGCATTCCACGGCGCAAGGCGATTGGTGATGATGTCATCAGCAATACGTTTGATCTCTATCTCACTCCTGCCGAGGCAGAACGCTGCCACCACGGCGTTGTCAAACGACTTACTGTTGAAGCCGATCAAAGTTGTGTCTGGCTGTTGTACGAAACGGGTAAGACGAGCCGGGGCATCGTCAGCGTGACGCCACAAATCAAACCACTCTCCCGTCTCAATGTTCTTAGCGCAGAACAAAGTACGATTAGGTAGAGTTTCAGTATCAAACACCCAAGTCCCCATGTCAGTCTTGGTTAACATAACCGGCAGTCGCACCACAATCCTCATCAGCTTTACGCTGCTCGATCTCGATCAACTTCTCAAGGAAGTGAACGGCTTTCTGTAAGTCTTGAATCGGATTACCTTTGAGGTAGCACCGCTCAACGTACTTGGTAGTGGCTGCTTGAAAATAGTTCAAATTCAGGCGATGCACGCGATCCCAGTGTTCCTCACCGCCGTGCTTGTAGTGATTACCGCCGATTTGTTTTTGATTAGCCGCGCTCATGCTGCGTAGTCCTTTATCATGTTGAAAATTTCACGCTCACGTCCGACGAGCATCATCTCGTCAGCGTAGCTCATGTAACGATCGAAGACGCGGCGCATACGCTTGTTGCCGAGGGAAAGCTCCCGGGCACAAAACAACGCGCCCTGAGCTACGTCAGAGAGTTTGAGAGTGCGCTTGTCTTCAGGGTTGAGGTGAGGCATTATGATTCCGGCAGCGGTCATCAGACGTAGTTCTAATTCGTCTACTTTACCGCCGATACCGAACTCACGCTTTGCCGGCGAGGGGATGTCCCCGGTTTGAAACTCTGCGAGGTCGTGAAACATCGCAGCCATCAACAGTTGACGGCTCGCCAAGGGGTCAAAAAGCAGGCACAGCATAGCCACGCCGTGTGAATGATGACCGACGGTCTCAGACACGAGCGTAGTCACGGTGTGATACCGTTTTACTTCGCTTCCAGCCAGAATGAAATCTAGGGTTTGTTTCACAAAAAAGTTCTCCAGTTAGCAGTTATGTTAAAAATTATAGCTCACATTTTTAACAAAAGTAAAATTATTTTTTCTCAGCCCTACGCAGCTCGTTTATCTCGTCATCTTCCTCTTTCATTTTACGAGCGTGGTCACGGCGGTCAATCCAATCAAAGGTAGCGCGTTTCCAATCAGTAGCGCGAATCTTAGCAGCGTAGCTACGTCCGTCACCGGCGTGTATCTTACGTATCTTGCTGACCATAGCCATTGGGTGAGCCACGTGCTCAAAGAACGGGTTAGCGTAGTGTATACGCTCATTAAACGGGTCATGGCAGAACATCTCACATTCAGCTAAGAACAATTTGTACTCGCCGTTCAACATGATTGGCATAGGGCGCACTTCACCCTTACGGTAAAAGTCATAACTGTCAGCGTCAGGCGGCGCAAACAAATAATCTTTAGCGTTGTAAAGCTCGGTGTAGAGGTGTAAATTATTACTAACCTGACGGTACACACCTAAGTGCATAGCTATAGCCGAGGCGACAAACTCCTGCAAGAAACTAAAGTGCACCGCGTTAGCGCCGTACGCACCCCACCAGATATCATTTGAACGATTGAACACCGTCATGTTCAGGCGGTTGTTACGCGTGTCAAAAATGATCTGCGTGTTGCACGCTTTGTCTTTAGTCTTCTTTGTCAAGTCTGCCTCGTCCCAGATTTGAACAACAGCTTGACGGGTAGTAGGGTCACGGCGCAGCAGTTTGATAACTTCATCAAGCTGGTCACGACCGAAGTGCCTACGCCAGCGGTGACCGTAGGCGGCATTGAACGTCTTACCGTCGTCGCTGAACTCAACCATACGCTTATTGAACTGCTGTAAAAACGCAACGTCATTACGCCCGGCAAGCATCCAGATTGACTCCATCAAATGGAAAATAGGGTTAGCGTCACGCTTCTTGTCAAACAAGACGCGCTCATACGGATACTTATAAACCGTAACCACCGGCTCAGGGTAAACGATAGCGGGACCATTACGGGTCTGTTCCGGTTGAAGGTTAAGCACCTTCATCTTCCAGAATATTTCGCTAAACGCTTGATTCACATTACGTACAATCAGTTCCATGTCAAAACTCCGTTTCTGCTTTATAAGTTGTTTTTGGTTTACCTTCACCCAGGACTGCGCGGCAGTATTTGCTATACTCACACATACAGTTCTGAATGTCATGTAGCGTCAAATCTACAATTTCAAGCTCGTCAGCTACGTGAGCAAAAATGTTACTCAGCTGAGCGTTAAAGTCTTTTTGTTTCCAAGTCGCAAAAGGCGCGTTACCGTTCAGATAGTTCAAACCGCGTGAGCTACCAGGACCGATCGGTGCAAAGGTGTAGAGGTCTTCAACGTCCATACCCGTGTAGGTTAAATCAGCAGCGACCTGCCCAGCGATAAAAGTGCTAATACCAAAGCACTTACTCAGCTCAGCTACAAACCGCTCAATAGACATTCCCCGCTCGTTGTTCCATAGCGAGGCGCTGATATCGCCAGCGTGGTCAACCGCGCTACCTATGATGTACTTAGCGACTGCCTTGGACTTGTTACCCCCCGGCTCCATCTTTGTAGGGTAAAGCATGTACGCGCCTGAGTAAACCTTTTTACCATCTTTTTTGAGACGTTCAAGCGTGTGCTCGAACATCTCAGCATCAAAGTTTTCAGGGGCGCAGGGTATGACCCCTTTGTCAATCAACGCCTGTAGCGTAGGTGGCCAGTTGATCAGGCGAGCGATCAACAACGTGAACCATAAGTGTTCATCGCCGTTAGCCGCTGCTGGCTCAATCAGGTGATCAATGATCCACTTTGAGCCGCGATCATCACTACGGTGAATGTTAGTGAATTTGTATTTAGCGAGCACCGGGTCTTTAGTCCACGGGGCGCTGTGACCGTTCTCACGGGCGAGGCGAATAGCCTCCCGCTCCCAGATGAAATAAAGCAAACCGGGCATCGAGCAAACAGTCTCAGCCGTAGGCATCGGGTATGGGCAACTGTCACGCATTTTCGTACTCCTTCAAATATGTTACTACCCCGGTGATAGGGTCTTGCCAATCGAGGAAACGAACATCATAACCACCCGCCTCAGTTAGTATTTCGGCGCTCCTGAAGCATTGATCATACGCAGTGCGCATAGTCTTTTCAGGGTCAAATACTTTCTCATTACCCGCCGCTGCGCGACGAGACAGCACGCGCTCTAAGCAGACCTCCCACGGGGTGTTCAAGAATGAGAATATAGCGCCGTGGTCTTTCAGTATCGGAGCCACATGCCCGCCGCTGCTGGACTTGCTCATCAGCAACCCTTCAACTAACACGTGCCCGTGGCCATGCGCCTTTACTACGCGGTCGGCAATTTCCTCTTGCGTCTTGATTCCGTCTGTGCCGCCACATGTGTTTTCATAGCTACCTACCACAAACACCGGGGTCATAATACCCCAAGCGGTAGCGTCAACTCGGTACCCTAAAGGGCGGTCAGGCTTACCACCCAGCGCCTGAGTTGGTAGCTTAGTAAGGAAGCGCCGCACGATGGTGGTCTTACCCGAGCCATTACAACCGCGAATGTTGACAATCTGGCTCATAGGAAGTACTCCGCTCTGAACGGCATGCCGGTCTCAGGGAAAACCGCCGCGTTTGCCTTAATTGTTGAGCTACCGCCACATTCAGCCCGTAGCCAGTCAGGCAACAGCTGTGACCGCATGTCTTTGAACACCTCGGTATACGCCTCTTGACCGCGTAGGTCAGCCCACTCAATACGTTCTTGTGCCATGTCAGCGTAAACGCCGGGGTAGCGACGACCGAAGAAATGATTCTTGAATGTGCAGAGGTTTGACTCCATAGTGAACCGACCCACATTAGGCACGTCAGGGTAAGATGCCGCAAAGCCCTCAAGGAACGCATCAGCTTCAGACGCGAGAAAGCCGCTCATTAACTTCAGATTCTTGTAATTACCGTCCTGCCCGTTAGGTAGGCGCTTATCCCACACCAGTTCATCATTACCGCGCAGAAACAACATACCGTTGCGGTGTGACTTGCTACCCGACTTGTCACTAAACAGCAGGTCATCACAGTCAGCGCCGAACCCGTTCAAGTAGACATACTCGAGGTAGCTGAACGATGACAGGCGACCGAACGAGAAATACGAGTCACGCACGTGCGTCCAAAGCTCAGCGTAAGTGCCGGTGAGCATGGCTTGCTGTGAGCCGCTAATCTTGACAAGCTCGGCATAAGTCTTGATAGCGGGCAGGGTGTCTTTCTTTTGATACCGGCGGTCGGTGTCAAACTGAAGCGTATCCCACTCAGCATTGAACCAGTTTTCAAAGTTAGTCAACGTCGAGCCAGCCGGAGGAACCCCCGGTAACTGGTCAAACAGCCGCAGCGATGTGATTGGGTTCTGAGTCAAGCCGTTCAAGAACGCGAACCAGAGTTTCTGCTCAGCGTCCCAGTTGTAATGGCGGGCGAGTTCAGGCATGTACAAGTACACCAAGCCCGGCATGACCTTGTACTCAAGGTTCATCTTGTAGAGCGCGGTGAAATACTCATGCCTGTTTTCAGGTAGGCGGTAGTCTTTCATATGTATTTTGCTCTCTCAGCTAAGAAGTGCTTGGCGACTGAGAAAGCAGCGTCAACGTCTTCCGCAAAATCAGTCTGGTCATTTGAAACCATAAACGGCAGCACCTCAAGTGCTACCCGCTCAAGCATGGTCATGTCACGGGCAAAGCCGCCGGTCTTCTCTAACCAGGGTTGGTAGTCTTTGTCATCAAGGCTCTTCATACGGGTCTCCTAGTGTAAAAGGGTTCAACAATCTTTGTGTCTGGGGCGCTGCCTACAATCCAGAACGCGGTGCTATCATCATAATCCAACTGGTTATGATGTGTCAACCAGCGCCACATCTTAGCCTCGTAGGTCGGGTGAAACTTGATACCGTCATAGTTCTCACCGGTAAAGTGATCACTGTACTTGCTGTAGCCGTTGTCGTGCAGACTGTAATGCTTCCACTTGAACGGCAGTTTGTCAACGTCAATACCGATGTACGCAAGGCGCTTACGCATCCAGCCGCGCTTGTCAGGACCGATGCCGATGGTAAACAACTCATCAATGTTGTGCGGGTCACGGCTCAACCCGAGCATGATGCTCGTCAGCGAGTTACAAGACCCGGCAGGAGCGATGAGGCGCTTGACTTCAGGCGGGACGCTGGTAGTTTGATGAGCGCCGACCTCGTGAAACTTACGCACGTCATCTTCAGAGTAACGGTCATGCGGCACGGTGATACCGTACTCAACAACGAGCGAAGTGGGCTGCGTCAGGTCAACCACCTTACGTTGTATGATAGGATTGTACGGACCAGAAGCGTATTCAAACTCAGCGTCAAAACCGTAGGCGATGCGCGGGTTCTCGTGACGCAACACAGTCTCAGGTTTGCTGTATACGATTTGACGGGCGCGTAACCCGTAGTGTGCACCAACGATGGCGCTCATGCTCAGCTGAGGGGACTGAATACTTGCGCCGGTGACAATGTGGGTCTTACCTGCGCGAAACTTGTTAACGTACCAAATCAGCTGGCGCATCTTTGAGCCGTTAGGACCGCTGTAGCCGAGCGGGGCAAAGTAGTCATCACGCTTGAACCAGAGACCCTTACGGTTCTCCCATGGTGTCTGCGTGCCAAGGTGTTGCTCCCACTTGACTACGTTGCGGTCAAGCGCCAGCTCAGGAAATACCGTATTCATTCTGACTCCCTTATAAAAAGTGAAATACCAAACAACGCATAACCGGCGTCTTCAGGAAAAGGCGCACCATGCGACACTACCAAATTAGTGTCAATCGCATCGTTAAAACCGTCAACCGGACTGATGTAAAACTTGACTGTAAACGGGTCAGTCCGTACGGCGGCGATGCCTACAATCCCTTTACCGCTGCTAAACCACTTCGTACGTAACAGCTCTGGTGGGTTTTCATTCATTTCTTAGAGCCTTTGATGTTGACGAGCATAAAGCTACGGTCATTGATTTCAATAATCCTCTGCTCACCGGTTTTAGCGGCGGCGTAGAGCTGAGCGGTCAAGCGGTCTTGCTGAGCGCTGGTCATCCAGTCAGGATTGTCACGCCACATCTGGTACGCGTTCTTCCAAGCCTGACCGGTGTTCACGCAGATGATCGTGCGGTCGAGCTTGAGCGAGTCTTTCATAACGGGGCGGTTAGAAGTATCAGCAAATTGTTTAATCACTTTACCGGTGGGGGTGGGTAAGAGCAAGCTCTCAAACAGCTCAATGCAACGCCGCTCAGCGGTCTTACGGTCGCTAAACCGCTTGATTGGAGTCGTACTGTGCCGGTTATAAAACGAAACCAGTTGAGGTGTCGTCATGCTGGAAAAGTTTACTGTGTTCATTTCAAATCTCCAAGGAATTTATTTGGTCCAGTGACTTGCAAGGCAAGTAGCTTTGAGGTTGTTGTAGTCAGTGTGCACTTTGTTTTGTAGGCGGTCGCAGTAGGCGGCTTCTTCGATAAGCGCGTCCTCGTAATCAAACGTACCGACCAAGCCAAAGGCGATCAAGATGAGCAGGAATAAAATGCGTGAGACCATGTGAGTTCTCCAGTTATTGAGTTATTACCAGCCGAACTTGTCGGCGCAGATTGGACCGATACCGCGAGCAACGCTCTCAGGATTAGTCAGCTCTCGGTTACAAATGCAGCAATGACCGGTCAAGTGACCGTATGCCTCAGCTGCGCCTACAGGATCGTTGATCAATGACACGACCTTCTGTTCTTGCTCGGTGCCGCACTCACGCACTTTTATGAAGCGACCATCAGCCACTTTACCGAGGTACGCACCATACTCAGTGACGTAGAGCGCACCAGGATTCTTGCTGCTCTCGCCCGCAGGTTTGATGACCATTTCACCCATGGTTATGCGTGGCCACTTGAGACCTTTAGCCTTGGCGTTGCGGAATGACTGCTCAAGACGCTCAGAGGTAACCTCTGGCGCTGCGGCTTCGCGCTCAGCGCGTTCTTTAGCCCACTGCTGTTTACGCTCTGCAGACTTCTGAGTGAGGCGCTGCACAGTTTCCATTTGGCGCTCAGTCAGGTCGCCATAAGCGTAGACCGCATCAACCATAGACTTAGCGAAGTCAAAGCTGGCAGCAGACTCGTTCATCCACGCGGCTTCAGCGGGGTGGGCTACGAACCACTGCTCAGCACGCTCGCGGAGTTCAGCTTCCTTTTTAGCCTTAGCGCGAGCGGCGGCTTCGCGAGCCTTAGCGCGTTCGTCTGAGGAGGTTTTGAACAGCTTAAAGCCAGCGCCGTTGCACATGGTGCAGCGCAGATCACCGGTGCAGTCGCCAAAGCCCTTCCAGCGACCGTCACCGCCACACTTAGCGCAGGTTTCGCGATAGCCCTGCTCGACTTCTACTGAGTTGTCAATCGTGTTCATGCTTTCACCTCAGCTTTAGGCAGGGTGGCGAACTCAGCGAGGGTAACGATACGCACAGTACCTTTGTCCATAGCGTGATTCCAATTTTTAGCGCGAACAAAACGGATCGCTTGTAAAAATGTGCAAGGGATAGTCCTGTCTGACCAAGTATTGTCATAGTCGCTATGCATCACGACTAAGTAGTCTTTTTTCCATGAGGTGCTTTTCATAATAATTCTCCAGTTATTGAGTTATTAAAGAACAAACTGAGGCTGCTCAACAGTCATCTCGTAACCTAAGTCAACGAGCTTGTGCAAGGCGGCGTTGGTGAACGTCTTAGTACCGATAAGCTCGGCGAGCTTCTTAGCGGTATCACAGACGGGGTAAACGACTGTGGTGCCGTAATTTTTAGTAACGCGGATGGTGATGGTTTGTGTCATGTCAGTTCTCCAGTTATTGAGTTATCATGGCCAGCACTACGCCAACCAATGAATGAATTATAGCATGAAAGTTTCAAAGAAGGCAAGCATTATTTTTTAAAACCCTTCAGCGCAGTTGGGTATTGGTGTTTCCCCCTATGAAAATGAGCTTTGCGCGGCGGTTAATTCACTGCCGGCAAAAATAAATTTTCAAACTTGTTTGCTTTTTTCAAAATTGTCAGGCATAATTCGCGGTGATAACGTATAACTTGGAGCTTGAATGCAACTCAGATTTTACCAGCAAGACGCCTACGACGCCGCTATAGCGTCCCTAGGGGAAGCACACCACCCGGTGCTTCAACTTGCTACCGGTACGGGCAAGTCGCTCATCATTGCCGCTCTAGCGGAACACTATAAGAAAACCGACCGCCGCGTTTGGGTGCTCACTCACGTTCAACAGCTGGTTGAGCAGAACGCCGTCACCTATGAGCGCTATAGTGGATTTAAGCCTGGAATAGTTTGCGCTGGACTCAAACGTAAAGACCGTTTTGAGCCGGTCACCTTTGCCACCATTCAAAGCATACTGGGTGTTCAGGCTGAGATGCACCCGCCTGACCTCATCATCATTGACGAGGCTCACCGCGTACCGCACAACAAGGGCGAGCGTTCGCTCTACGAGTCAGTGCTGCACCGCTACCGTGACGCGGGGCGCGTGGCTATGACGGCTACGCCGTGGCGCATGGACAACGGAGTCATTCACGGGGATGGTGACCAGTTCTGGTTTGATCAACTCGCCTATAGCTATACCGTACCTCAAGCCGTAGGCGAC